GATTGTTGATCCAGAAATAGTTAAGATTAAACTAAACACAAGTTTTAAATTTAATTCTAATCAAACAACAAAGACTTCCTCATCTTTAGAGACTCTTATAAGAACTACTATCTCAAACTACAATGCTTCTGATTTGGAAAAGTTTGATGGTATCTTTAGATTCTCAAAACTATCTCGTTTGATTGATGCAACAGACCCATCAATCTTATCAAACATAACAACAGTTCGTATGCAGAAAACATTTACACCAACTTTAAACGCTGCAACAAAATATGAACTCAAGTTTTCTAATCAACTCTATCATCCTCATGCTGGACACAACTCTATGATGGGGGGTATTACCTCTTCTACTGGTTTTAATATTAGTGGACAGAGTGGAGAATTCTTTTTGGATGATGACGGTAACGGAAATATCAGAGCCTATAGTTTGGTTGGTGGAACAACAAGAACATACTTGGACACAAGTATTGGTTCTATAGATTATACTACTGGTTTAATTACATTAGACTCTTTGAATGTTACTGCATCTTCTGAAACTACTGGAATTACAATCACAGTTATTCCAAGTTCAAATGACATTGTTCCAGTTCGTAATCAGTTGTTGGAGATTGATTTGGCAGGACTAAGAGTTACTGGTGAAAATGATACTATTGAATCTGGTGGTTCTTCTGCTGGAACTGGTTATACAACCTCATCCTCATATTAAGGTTTAATAAATGTCTGGACATGACCCAACATTAAAGAATAAAGTATCTCCACATATTGAGAGTCAGTTGCCTGAATTTGTTCAGAGCGACAATCCTTTATTTGGTCTGTTCTTAAAATACTATTATGAATTTCTAGAGGCTGGTGAACTTACTGTCACTGGTTCTAACAATTATGTTATTGAAGAAACAATTACCAAAAACTTTATTCTAGATGAGAATGAAGAAAATGTTGTTCTAGAAGATTCTGTTGGAAAGTTTACTGTTGGGGAAACAATCACTGGACAGACAACTGGTGCGACTGCTCGTATTCTTGTTGATGACTTTGATGACAACAAACGACTATTCATTACATCTCAACAAAGATTTCAAACTGGTGAAACGGTAACTGGTAATACTTCTGGTGCAACTACAACTGTAGCATCTTATCGTGCAAACCCTGTTCAGAACATTCAACAACTTCTTGCATATGCAGATGTTGATAATACAGTCTATGACTTCTTAGATAAGTTTAGAGATTCCTTTATGGATTCTCTTCCTAACACTCTTGCTGATGGTCTTGCAAAACGCAAACTCATTAAGAACATTAAGGATATGTATGCTGCAAAGGGAACTAGAGATGGCCATAAACTATTCTTTAGAATTCTCTTTAATGAAGAAGCAACTATAATATATCCTCGTGATAATATGCTTCGTGTATCTGATGGACAATGGTCTACAGATAGAGTTATTCGTGTCATTGAGGCAGGAACTTCTGATTTTACAAAAGCAATTGGACAAAGACTTACTGGTTCAACATCTGGTGCAACAGCACTTATTGCAACCGTTGTAAAGTTCAGAGAAGGTGAAGATTTAATTGCAGAGATTAATGTTGATGCAAACTCTGTTACTGGAACTTTTGTTGCAGATGAAATTGTTACAACAACAGACACAACATTAGATTTACAAATCTCTGCAACGGTTAAAGGTGTAGTTACTGGTGGAGTTGTCACATTAGGTGGTGCGTATTATGATACTGATGATCCAGTAGTTCTTACTGGTGGTAACGGTAACAACGCTGCAACTGCTCGTGTCGAATCTGCTGGTGCTGGTTCTATTGACGAGGTTGTTATTGAGAATGGCGGTAGTGGTTATACGGCCGGTGAAGAACTTCTTTTCGACCTAACAAATACTGAAGGTAAAGATGTTCGTGCAAAGATTGCTGTCGTTGGTGGTGGGTTCTTATTAGAACCAGCAACAGCACCAGACAACATCATTACAGAAGATGGTGAGTTTATTGTTACTGATGATGACATTCAGTATATCAGTAAGGAACAAACAGTAGGCGAACTAGATCATCTTGTATTAGAAGATGGTGATCAGATTGTTATTGAAGAAGCGACCTTTACGGACTTGGGTGTTCCAGCAGAGATTGGTGAGATTACTAAAGTTCATATGATTAACAGAGGTAATGGTTTTATTAAACTTCCTCTGGTTTCTGATAGTGCCGCAACCTCTGGCTCTGGTTCAAGACTCTTTGCCGCATCAACTGTTTCTCCAATGGTAGGACACGTTGAGGGTATTTCTATTACTAACTTTGGATTGCGTTATACTACAAATCCACAAGTTGTTCTTAATAGAAATATTCTTGTTCAAAATGTTTCTGGTTCTTTTGCTGCTGGTGATACCTTAACAAGTCATACTGGAACAGTAGTTGACTTTGATAGTGCAAGAAATATTTTAGAAGTTCAAACCTCTGTTGATTTTAATCAAGGTGATAGTATTACAACAATCACTGGAGCCACTGCAACAGTTTATCAGGCAAGTGCCTCAGAGGCAACTTCAACTGTGGGTGTTATTGGAACAAAGGTTGGAAACTTTGTATCTGATAGAGGTAAGGTTTCTGTTGATACAATGCGTATCCAAGATTCACTTTACTACCAAGACTATTCTTATGTGGTTCGTATCGGACAATCTATCAATCAGTGGAGAGAAAGTATTAGACGTTCTGTTCACCCTGCTGGTTGGAACGTGTTCGGTGAAGTATCTTTTGCATCACAAGTTGCAGCAAGAATTCAAAACCCTACTGCTGGTTCTGTTACAGACAGTGGTTCACCAGATACATTCACTCCAGAACTTGCATCGACATTTACAAACCTCTTTACTGTAGTATTTGGAAGAAGACTAGGAACAAAGTCTGACGGAACTTCTGTTGTATCTGCACCAACTAGAGGTGTTCCTGCTGGAACTGCACTAGACACTGGTAGAGATGTTACACTATCAAGTGCAGTTCATGTTCAAATGAAGACAGGTAGAGGTTCACATTTAACTGGCCCTACTTTGGAGAATTTTGCAAAGTATGCTTTTGCAGTTCATCCTACAACAACTTCTGAGGTAATTCCTAATTATCCAGGCATTAGTAGAACTGCAACTGCTGGAGATAACTTCTCTCGTGATCAGTATACAATCGCACAATTTGGTTATCTAAATATCAGAGATGTATGTCTTGCAGATGGTTCTATACCAGCAAGTGCATATACAACTCGTATCAACGTAATGCCTCCATCCGAAATTATTCTTGATAGGGGTGCATTGGTTAATGCATTTGATAATAACTATGTAACATTTGATGATGGAGTAACACATTTTGATGAAAGTGATCCTCGTGCAAGAGATACCTCTGGACGATACGCAACGTCTTTCGATCAAGGTGGATTTAAGTTTGATGAAGACGTTTCAACATTCGATATATCTGCTGGGCCCGTTCCTATAACTATGGATGGACTTGGAAATTCATTTGATGAAACTTCAAATACCTTTGACAAAAACTTATAAATAAAGGTATAATAGGAATTTTAACTAGGGGAAACCGAAAATGGCATATCAATCAATCGGGCGTGGAACTACTGCGAATGATGGCACTGGTGACGATCTTCGCACAGGTGCGGGCAAAGTCAACGCCAACTTCGTAGAAGTATACACTCTGTTGGGTGATGGTTCTACACTAACTACTGACACAGTAACACTAAACACTGCAACTCAGACACTAACCAACAAAACAATAACAGGAACTTTCACTGGTAATATCACAGGGGATGTTACTGGAAACGTAACAGGTAATGTTACTGGAGACTTGACAGGTAATGTCACTGGTGCTGTTACAGGTAATGTTACTGGAGACTTGACAGGAGATGTTACTGGAAATGTAACAGGAAACTTGACAGGGGATGTCACTGGAGATGTTACAGGAAACCTAACAGGTAACGTAACAGGTGACTTGACAGGTGCAGTAGATTTGAACGGTGGTGTTCTAACTCTAGATGCAGATGCAGACACTACAATCACTGCTGATACGGATGACCAAATCGACATTGCATTTGGTGGTAACGACAGAATTACTCTTTCAACTGGTTTGATTGACCTCAAGAATGACGGAACACAATCAGAAGTAAGACTATATTGTGAATCTGCAAACGCACACTACGCTGGAATTCAGGCTCCTGCTCACGCAGACTTCTCTGGAAACATTACAATCACTCTACCCTCTTCGACAGATACACTTGTTGGAAGAGATACGACTGATACACTAACTAACAAGTCTTTGACCTCTCCAACAATTACTGGAACTGGAACTGCTGCGTTCGCAACTGTTGATACACAACTTGTTCTTTCAGAAGCATCACTTACAGGTGATGGTTCAACAGTTCTTGTAGTAGATCCAACTGTGGGCGTAACTCTTATCACTTCAAGTGCTGGTGCTGAAACTGCTACTCTTGCAGATGCATCCACTGTTGGAACAATGGTTAATATCATTCTAGAATCAGACGGTGGTGGTGATGTTGTTTTGACGCCAACAACTTTCTTGAATGGTTCAACAATTACATTTGCTGATGCTGGTGACCAAGTAACACTCGTTTGGACAGGTTCAAATGGATGGGCAATGATTGGTGCTGGATTCGGTGCGCCTGCAATCGCATAAGGGATAATTAAAGATGGCAATTGATACAATTAAAGCAACGGCGATTCTAGATGGTGCAGTCGATACTGCTGATTTGGCAGACGGTGCTGTTCATACAGCAAAGATTGCTGACAGTGCTGTTCATACAGCAAAGATTGCTGATGGTAACATCACAGTTAGTAAACTCGCATCTACTTTGGATTTGAGTTCTAATACTATAACTTTACCTAGTGGTTCTGTTACAGATGGAATGATAGATGGAATGAGTTCATCAAAACTTACTGGTGCATTACCAGCACTTGATGGTTCTTCATTGACAGGCATTTCACAAGATATGGTTCTAGTTTCTTCTGGAACTATTAGTGCTACAACATCAATAACTTTTGATACTAGTAACTTTAATGGTTCTTATAATAGTCATCTTATGATATTAGAACTACAACACGCTACTGGTTCTCAAAATGGTTCAGAGGTTAGACTTGAACTTTCAACTGATAATGGTTCAAGTTATCTAACTGGTGTTGGTAGTTATGGACTATATCACATTCATAGTGGTTGGTCAAACGGCACAACGCAAACTCAGATGGGAAGAGGTCAGAATTATATAACTCTTAAACTTGATGGACTTATTAACAAACCAGGCCAATATAAAATGGAATGGACAGGATTAAATAGGGCATCAGATTATAAGGCAGTTACTTATCAAGTTGCTGCACCAAACCATGATACTGGGCCTCAAAACTTAAACGGAAGTATTGGATTGGGTGGATTTGATACATCAACAAGTAGTAACCATGCTATGAAAATTACCCATTCTAGTGGTGCATCAATGTCTGGAACTTACAAGATTTATGGGAGAACATAATGTCAAATAAAACAGTGATTAGTTCGGGAATAGATAATACTACAGTTGTAGATATGTCTACAGAAGAACAAACTGCCTTTGATTCTATGGTTTCTGATTGGAACGCTGGCGAGGCAGATAGAAATTTATCTGCTCTTCGTGCAGAAAGAAACGCCAAACTCGCAGAAACCGATTGGTGGGCATCTTCTGACTTGACTATGACAGCAGAACAGACTGCATATCGTCAAGCATTGAGGGATATTACAGACACATATTCATCACTAGATGATGTAGTATGGCCTACGAAACCCTAATAAATAAATGTGTAAAGGAATAATGGAAAACTAAAATGGCAGCGATTATTACAGAAAACTTCAGACAACATAATGCAGAGCAATTCTTTGAATCATTCTCGGAAGCTGCTGCATCAACATACTATTTGTTTATTGGTAAGAGTTCACCTTTTACTAATTCAACATCTGGTGGCGATGACAACTCACCTCCTGTTCCAAAGGATGATGTGACTACAGAATTTTATAAATGGGATTCAATGCTCGCTGCTA